AGGGGAATGAGCTAGTCTTTATTTACATCGATTCATCGGGGGATTAGATATTTCTCTTTGAATGCTTCGTCACTCAAATTCTTCCAATCTTCACCCATTCTTGATCCCAACATTGCTATCGCAGTTGCGGCCTTCTCTCCTGTCTTAAGTGCATTCAATGTAATATGTTCCTTCTTCGTGTATGGTTTATCCTTTAACACACGAGCTCGCAATTTCGTCGCCTTAATAGGTTGAAGCGTCGAAAACCAAGTATGAAACTTTAATTGAGTCCCTGCCTCCGGTTCCTTCGGAGGTAAAGTACCCTTGACCGGCACCCTAGGTTTTACCTTAGGTGGATTAACCGGATCCAACCTCACATGCGTGAAATTGGATGTTGCACCTGACATCAGAGGGAAAACTGGAGCTGGTTCATCTCCCCAACTCATCCCTGAGATAACACGTCGAACTTGTGCCATAAGCGTCTCTGCATCCTGTTTCATTCGAACACGCTTCTGATCACCTTCTGCAATAAATTTTTGTTTTGCTTTATCTTGGAATGCGACCACAAACTCCTCCATAACCAATACTATTGGTGAAAACAGTTCCTCATATTCCGAATCTGTTTTCAATATAGCATTAGTTTTGTTCAATAAATCTACCATTTGTAAGTATGTCTCAATCTGTTTAGGATAAGACTTCTTCATAAAATCATAGACTACATTGCCTAATTTGAAACCGGCGGGGTTACCCGTTCTTACGACACCTGTCACTTTTATAGGTTTAGTGACAACCTGTTCCTCTTTCTGTTTTAATGGTACAATTTTCTTTGCCTCCATTTTAGGCTTGTCATCCACCAAAGACCTTACCTGATCCTTGGGCAAAATAATGACATCGCTCCATGATCGACTCGAACTTGGAATATCCAATTCCAACTCGGGTTCTTCCGATTTAGGAGCCTTTGGGGCAACCTTCGTCGAAACCTTTTTAGGTATCACTTTTGCGATAACCTTCTTAGGTTTCAATTCTTGGAAAATCTCATCGACCTCCTCTGGTTCAGTGAGACTAATTTTCTTATCCCCAAAAGAAAACTGTAAAGCACAACCCTCATCATCATCCTCAACACTTACTGACATCTTAGTATTATAAGTAGGTCTGAACGTATCCAAATTCCTATTTATCAAACTAGGATATAACATGAGCAAAAGTTCAGAGGTACGAGGTAACGTTATCTCTGTAAACTTTTTACCAACAAGTTGTTGAAGGTAAGAAGGGCCTTTCGTAACCGTGAAAGAAGAACCATCGACCAAATTTTGTGTAACAATAGGAATGGTCTTATCCCCTCCAACATAATCTTTGGCTTTAAGGATAGTCTTTGAATGAGCTGTCACTGCTGCCATAGCTGGAGTAGAGAATTCATGAAAGAACAACCCTCCCGATATTGCCAAACCATACAACCGCAGAATATGCCAAGCGGCACTATCCGTGGATGTTTTGGGATTTTGGTATTTTGGGAAAATTGCCGACGTTATCAACGTCTTTGCATTCGCGCATGGAATCATTAATGTCTCCTTGATACCTGGATATTTGTACTGCACAATCTGCATACCCAAGAATGGAATTAAATCCTCTCTCGTCTCTGGATCATACTGACAAACATTCATTGTCTCCGGTTTCACAATGAACCCACAACGCGTAGCACTTTCTGTGAAAATCTCATCTGGGGTCTTAGTCTCCCAATTAGCAATCTTGACGAAATAGTGAAACAATGTCATTGCTGCTAAATCAATCAAGGTTGTACCTGGTAAACCTGACGGAAGGCCAAATGCTTTTCTGGCAACTATGCCATGGGGAAATAGCAATAGAAACTGTTTAAATGCCAATTCAAAATATAAATTGACATATCCATACACCCAAGTTGATCTATAATCAGGGTAATACTTCAAAAACGTCCTATGCACAAACTCCTTGACATGAGCTTTGTGTTCATCCTGGAGGGACATATCCAAATGAGAAATATCTGGACCTGCCGTGAAAATCCCTTCCGAAGTATTAGCGACAAACTTTGTGTCGTCACCAAAACCCATAGAACGAACTTCCCCCTCCGGGGTGGATTCAATGAAGTCCAAAATCTTTTCTGCACCATTGGTTCCGGTCTCAGAATCATGAAACCAGTTAAAACCAAGGGCTGAGATAGATTCGGGATCTTCCCAAAAAGGCACTATTGCGTCAAAAATAAGGTCAAAAATGGGCGAAGCCATTAGCACGTGTACTAAATCGATCGCCCAATAAGGTCGGCACTTTTCTGGTGCCTCCTTATAATCGAAATTAACCACCTCTTCCTTGCCACGTAACGCAATAGCAAAGAGGGCGGGTTTTGATTTGAAAAGTTTTCGGAGTTCAGAGTCATCGCGAGAAGAGCATGCTTTCATAAGTTCACAAATGTCGGCATACACTTCCTCACCATACTCTTCCATCACGGTTGTCTTCGAGGTAGCAACCGAGGCGAACGGATCTTGTTCGCTACTTTTCTGAAAGAACCGAGGTCCACTAGAAGTGGACATATCAACTTGTGAGAGGGAAACAAAATCATCATAACTGGATGCTTCACACAACTGCTTAGCACGCAGAAACAAATCTTTTTCATCACCATCTCTGGTTTTTAATAAAGCTAACGCACCTTCTCTTTCTGAAGGAGACACCTTAATCTGTGGCGATTGAACTGTGTCAGCAAATGCTGACCCCATACGATTCATCAAACCCTTAACCGAACCGGATCTTCCTCGCATGGAACCAAGATCTTGAACTTGGAATCCATAAGGGGAATAGTCAATAGTTGCGGCCTGGGCAAGAAAATTCGCATCGGCACTGAAAAATTTTGTAAAAATGTTGGTCGAAACCGGTTCACCTTTCTCATTTTTCAATGAAAAATTCACTTTCTTTAACCATGATTGCGCATTTACCCATTCTAAGAAATCTTTCTTTGATGGTGCTGGTGAAATAGGTGGTTGTTGTAAAATATTGGTTGCTGCGGTAATTCTTTTTATATTTGAGTTGTA